CCGCATCGAAGCGAACCTTCTTGGTGTCGTCAGTCGGGTCGGACAGCGTGAAGGTGTCTTGAATGGCAGCGACGCCGCCGTTCATGTCGGCCAGATGCGCCATAACCTCGCGCAGTGCGTTGTTCACGTCACTCGGCACCATAGTGCCTTCGCCGAGATCTATGCTGTCGATGTCGGTGTTACCAGACGCGCTGGCGTCATACTGCGATATTTTCGTCTTAGCCATATCTATCTCCTAGTTAGGCATTTATAGCATATTTGCGCGCCCGCGTCATTGCCCCATCCGGCGCTGGAACGGTAGGCTCTCGGTGATGTCTACGCGGGGAAGCTCTTGCGATAACAGGCCAGCGGCGGCTGGTGAGCGCATTGTGGCGCCAACGCCTTGCATGATGCCCGGTATGTCGCGGCCAAACTTTCTAGCCCCGCCCAGTACAGCCTGACCAAATGGCGAGTAAACGGCGCCAGTGCCGCCAGCGGCAAGAATTGTCGTGACAGGGTCGATGGCCGCTGCACCGCCAAGCGTACCCATTGTCAGAGCCAATCTGCCCGCCGTGCCGCTGTCAGGCACCTTTGTGCCGATCACGTCAGCGCCAGTTTCGGCAAGTCCCTGCATGCGCCCCTCGCCCCTAGCCAAAACAGCGGGGAAGCGACGAGACTGCGAATACACTTTTTCCAGCAGCTTAGCGGGTGTAACCTCGCCAGCCATACCCTTTGTGCCAGCCGCCAGCTGCATAGGCTTGAAACGTGAGTATGCCGTGTCTATGTTGGCGAGCTTGCCAGCTTTTTGCGGGTTAAACTTAGCTAGAGCCATTGTTAGCTCACCTGCCGTGTCGAATAACGCCTCACCAAGTTCCCGCTGGTAAGCGTCAGTAGACCCAAGGAATTTATACGCCTCCGCCCGAAGCGCGCTCTGGGCATCTTTGAAGGCCTCTCCGGTCAACTTTCCGTCGACAACCCTATTTACAAGCTCTCTCTTTATTATTTTAGCGTACTTGTTCGCCGCGACATCCTCCAGCTCAGAGGCAACGTCAGGTATCTGCGACATGATCTGATTTGGCGACGGTATATTTACGTCCTTCAATACATCGGTGTATGCGTCACCAATTATCTTTTCGGCTTTGATATACGCATCTCGACCCTTCACGCCCTTTGGCAGTGTCTGCCCAAGCGGCGCCAGCGCCTCATCATACGCGGCACGCTCAAAGCCGGTGACAGCTCGCCTGCGTGCGCCGCCTATTAAGAAGTCAGCTACTGGCAAACCAGCCAGACGCTCCTCTATGCCGCCAGTTATGCCGCCAAACTTCTGACCGACCGTAAGTGGCACGCCCTTCTTGATAAGCTCTGCCGCGCCCGCTGTTACTGCTGGGGCGGCTTTTTGCAGACCCGCGCCAAGGATGCCAGCTATCGCCGCTGATGCTGGCACGTCGCTCATCTCTTCTGCCGCTCCGGCTCCATACGCGGCGCTCATGCCTGCTGTTTGAGCTGTTTTACCGGTAAGAGCTTTTGGCACCTTTTGCGCGGCCTTTGCGGCTGTCTGTCGGATAGCTTCGCCTAAATACGATGCAAGCGGCTCGTTTAGCTTAGTTACTCCCTTTGCAACACCTCTGCCAGCCAAACCAGCCGCTCCCATTGGCATAGCTATCGACGACGCAATCTCTGAGCCATATGCGGTTTTTGGGTAGTCAGAACGAAACTGCTCAAGCTCTTTGCGAACCTGATCGCGTGCCTGCTTGTACGTCTGATCTCCGAGTATGCTTCGGACAAACCCCTCAGCCTCGTCAGCAGTTCCAAACGTAATGCCCTGCCCGATTGACCTAGCCAGACCAGAGGCAAACTCCATTACGTCGAACCCGCCGACTGACGGCGTTTTATCTGAGGCGCTTTCAGAAGACAGTGACGCCAATTCTTCTGGTGTTGCTTCTCTAATAGCCATTATTCAACCACCATCACTTTGTTGTCGGGGGTTCTGTAAAAAGACTTGCCGCCCTTTCTTTCGATAAACACAGAGCCTTTTGGTAACTGGCTCACATCAGACGGTGCCATTTTCTTTTGAAGATAATCAAAAGCACCGCCAGACTGCGCCTTCATTGCATCAATACCGGTTTTGCGCGCCAGCCGCTTTTGCTCTATCGTGGCGGCGCTTTCACCGGGCTGTGGAAAATACTTCATGTCTTCGGTTTCAAATTCTGTAGCGGAGATAGCGGCTCCAGATTCCTTACGCAAAACCGCAGTGATAAAATTCATTTTAGCGGCCAAATACTGTTGGCCTGCGTCACTCATTGCGGTTGCCCTTAATGATAAGGGCAATTTTCCTGCGGCATAATCTTGTATGTTTGCTGGGTCGTAACCGCCAGACGTTACATTTTCAAATGTTTGTGTCGCCTCAATCATCCTGTTAGTAAATGCGCCCGCGAGCTTTTCATCATTGTTAAATTTGGGGTCTTGTTGACCAATAACACGCTCACCAGCTTCAAGGCCAGCAGGCGTAGGCAGGTTGCTTAAATCCAAGCCGGGTATCTGCACAGTTGTAATAGCGCCATCTGCCGCGCGTCTTTCTTCTTTCATTGGTTTGGTTAAGGTCTGGTACGATATTCTGTACTGGCTCTTTTCGGCATCAGTGGCTGTGCCGTCTTTTATTTTTGGCGCCAAATTTAAGACAATGTTTCTGTCTTGAGCTGTTACACTTGAGCCTTTGTAAAACTGTCCTGCCGTGCCTAACTTCTCCGCAATCTTTGCTTGCGTCAGAAGATTTGCTAATTCCTGTTGTTGCGCGCCCGAGTACCCCTTACTAGCCGCCGCACCCATCTCAGCCAAAACCCGGCCGAGCGATACCGGTGTGGGCGAGTAGTCGCTGGCGCGCGCACCTGCTAGTGCGGCTTGGCTAATCGCCTGACCGACCGGTGACGTCAGAGGCTGGCTAAATGCGCCCATAAACCCGCTAGGTTGGCTCGGTGGCGGCGTTGGCTTGGACATTGGCAGTACGCCGGGCATAGGCATGCCAGACGCCGCCTGCTGGGCTTCCTGCGCCTTTTTCATCTGCGCCTGACGCAATACTTCCCGCATCAGAGGTGACAGCGTCGGTGCCGTTGGGCGCATCATCATTGGTGGGGTGCGACGATTGCCGCCAAAGCTGCGTTGGCCGTATTGGTTGGTAGCGGTAATTCCGGCTGACGGCGCCAAGCGTGATGGCATCTGCAACCGATTAAATCTATCGCGTATACTGTCCATACTAAGCCCCCAACAATCCTGCTAAACCGCCTGCAATCGCGCCATAACCCGGCATGCCAAATTGACCGCCAAGCTGTGCGCCGCCCATCGCGCCCGACAGCGCCGAGCCAACAGGCTGGCGGTATACCGGCTGAGACTTCTCACCGCCAACCGTGCCGCCTTGAATGATCGACATGTAATTCGCCAGAGCATTAAGCGGACTTTCCTGCTCAAATTGAAAGCGCGCCATATCCGCCTCAAGCTCTGCCTGAGACTGACCCTCACGCGCCGCGCCGACTTCGGCCAGCTTCTGCAAGTCGCTAAACCCAAACTCATACGCGGCCGGCGCCTGCTGTATGGCCTGCTGCTGCGCTTGATACGCCATTGGCGCCAGAGCTGAAGCGACGGCACCCTGCTGCGCGCCCGAGCCGTAACGTCCGGCGCTGGCAAACTGAGACGCAACCTGATCGACCACGGGCTTAAACGCCGCAGATTGCAGCGGGTTCGTACCCATCAGGTTCTGCATCACCGCAGCCTGTGTCATTGGAATAAACGGCGAGCCAGAGGTAGCCATCTGACGCTGACCGGCTAGTGCCATTTCGCTCTCGGGCGAGTAACCCACAACCGTCTGGCCGGGGTAATACTGAGGCGGGCCACCCTCGTACATCTCTTTAGCCTGCGACATGCCGTACTCAAGAAACGGTTTCGCATACGCCGGTGGGCCGCTGCTCTGGGTGATTGTGCGTGTTGATCCGCCGCCTTTACTCATCGTTTAAATCCTTCGCCAAAATAACCGCCGTAGCGGTGTAATCTTTGAGGTGCCGTTGCCAGCCCTTCCTGCCGATAATTTCCATCGCGTCACATCCGAGTGACTTAGCCCAAACCGATATGGACTTCTCCGCCTCAGTCAGCTCGCTCAAGTCTCCGCCCGCAAGCCAGATGCGGCATATAGACCGCTGTGGGTAGTCCACTATTTCTGTGATAATAGCAGACTTCTCTAGCGGATGTAACTGCGCCTTGCCAGTAGCCACAGCGTGGTGAACGTCTTCCATTGTGTGCGTTTCGCCAGCATATTCCAGCGCGTCGCTAATCCACTTGCGACACCGTTCCCAGTGTCCGCCGAGCCGATCGCTATCCGATAATAAGATAGGCGACGTCGACGTCATGTCCGTGATTTTTGTGTTCAATTATCATTGTCCCGTTGGTGCTAGTGCTTTTAACAAAAGGCAAACTGTGTTCTAGCGTTTCATTGTATCCAGTAAAAAATACAACACTCTCTATCCCATACCGCAGATCGTTAACAGTAGTTGTTGTTGTGCCGTTTACTAAAGTAGCGTAGCCGACACTGTTTAGGCCACCCCCAACCGTCCTGTTTACAACTTCTGCCACCTCTCTCGTCGTGGCGGTGACTGGGTTCAATATTCTAAAATTTGTTTTTCTTTGCGCGACCGTCATCGTCTGCCCACCTGCCTAGCCTCGACGTCGATGCCGTGCGCGAATGACCAGTTACCGGACAGCAGCATCTTTACCCGTTGATACCTGTCCGCAGCCCTAAACGGCACAAAGCCAGCCGCATTTGTCGTGCCACCTGCTTGAAACGCGACCGCGTCAGTTGGCGTGCCGCGCAATCCCACAAACAGCTCGACCGAGCCATCCTCGTGATACGGGTATACGCGCGTGACTATGCTGTGCTTGCCCATACTGAGCGCCGCCTCGCCGGTCGTGATTGTGGCTTGCAACGGGTCGCCGGTAAACGTGAACAGCTTGTCGCCAACCGCGCCACCGAAGAAAAACTCGCCGCCTCGAAATAGCTGGCTGTCGAGTACGGTGGTCAGGCCATCGAGGGTGGCTGACAGGTTGTCCAGATCCTCGACCGTGTAACCGGCGCTAAAGAATGGTGCGATAAAGTCAGCCTCGACGTTGCCGATTGACCAGCGGTTTAGTGCGTAGTTAAAAATCAGCAGCCGGTCAGGGCGGCCAGTCGTGCTGGCAGTGCTAGCGTATGACCAGACCGCTATCTGGTTTAGCGGGTCAACCGCCGCAGTCATTTTGTCCTTATAGGTGGCGTTGAAATCCTTAGCAAAAAACTTGTCGATCTTCTCGTTACCGATCGGCGTCGCCCGCTGGCCGTCAAACATGTGGAAGCCGTTGTCGGAGTAGTAAAACACGTTTGAGCCGTAGTTACACACTGAGCCGGGTATGCTACAGCCGCGCTGGCTCTCGACCTTGTCAAACTGAAAGATCAGTGGCGGGCCAGTATATGTGGCGCGGAATATAGCCTTTTCACATAGGATCGTGCAGTATTCGCCGCCGACCATTCCGGTAATAGCCCCGCTATCGGGCAGCTCTTGAAAATCGCTCTGGTCGGTGCCGGTTGTCCAGCCATCAATGTCGTTGAAGCCTGACCAGCGCACCTTATACGGCACACGCCCTGAGCCTTCGTCGATGTTAGCCGTCCAGACAAAGTCACGCACCACAGCCAAAAAGTCGGCCTTTGGCGGAGAACCGGCTAAATTAGAAAACGCGGTGTCGGTGCCTAGTTGCCACTTTTGTAGCTCCTCGCCTGTCCCGCCAGACGCAATGACATATTCACCGAATTGTACGAACCGCCACTTCTCGGCGCCAGCGAGGTCATAGGCTGGTGACCCAGCCTTACTGACATCGTCTAGATTGTTTGTTGAGGGGTTGAAAGAGTATAGCTTGGCGTCGTCTCCAGCAAATAGCTTGACATTGCCGCTGTTGTCTTTGGCCGCATACACGCCTCTTATTGTCCCGCTGGCTGCGTTACTAAAGCTAATGAATTGGTTTAGCGGACGGTAGCCGTTATATGCCGGTATCACGTTCTCTGCCGTGACGACGCCTGCGTTCATAAACGCCGGTTGGTCCGGCAGCCACTCGCCAAAAGTAATCATTGCGATAACCAGTTCCCAGTTGCGCCTGATGCGGCAGGTGTCCAAATTCCGGCAGCACCAGCAGCGGCGTCTACCCATCCCGGCGTGGTTGGCGTAACCGCCGACCACTCTTCGCCGAGTATAGTCATTATCGCGTCGCCAGTCACTGCCACCCTTGGCGTGCCAGCGCCAGCAAACTCAGCCGCAACACCTGTAGCTTGCGTCACTGCAATCTCAGCCGTGCCAGCGCCAAGCGTCACAAAGTTTAAGTTTGACGTCGCGCTGACGGTGATTGCGGCGGTGGCCGCCATAGGCCGCACGCGGTTGAGATCAGACGTCGCGGTGCCGACAGCGTTTACCAGTGCCTCAAACGGCCTGACCCGCGCAAACGCGCTAGAAGCCGTGTTTACGGCCGTTACGCTCGCTGCGACTGTCCTTATACGCTCGGCAGTGCCAGAGGCCGCCACAGAGACGTCTACGGCGGCGGCTACGCCTTTTAGCTTTACTGATGCCGATGTTGCAGCTAATGAAGCAGTCGCTGTGCCACCCGTCACCTTTACCTCAAGTGCGAGCGCGTCGAGCGTGCCATAGTTCCAACTATCGAGCGCACCCCAACAATCCATATGGTCGAGCGCAACGGCAGTCCACGCGACCTTGTCGCCTAACGTGTCTAGCGTAAAGGTGTAGCTATCTAGGGTGCCAGTTAGCCGATCAAGGGGTGCGGTTGTGCATGACATTGGCTACCCCTAAGCGGCGGTAATGTCCATATCACCGATTGCGATTTTTAGGATGTCGCCAGTCTCGATGACCTTGCTTGCGGTCAGTGCGCCGTGGATCAGCAAGTTGCCGGAAGACGCCGCGTCGAATATGCCGAAGTGCGAGACAGTACCCCAAGAGCCGGTTGCTGCGTTAAACTCAACCGCCGCATTATTTGATGCTGTGCCTGATGAGGCCGCGCCAAACGTAATGGCCTTGCGAGTGTAGTTGTTACCACTAAGCTCGGTGCCGCTGTTATCGTCGTTAAACGACCCAGTCGACAATCCGACATACACAGCCGTTGGCATAGTGTAGGCGCCGGTGCCTAAGATGTGGTCAAGGATCTCCAGCTCTAAATAATCACTCATAGCCGACATTGTTAATTCTCCACTGCTGAATTTTGGCGTTGATATACACTGCTGATAAAGAGCGACCCGGTGCCATAATGTGAGCGTTGCTCATCAACTTTAATTTCTTCAAGTGCAAGGTTAAATCGTTGCAGGTACTGAGTAGCTCGCGCCTCATCTAACAGGTAAGCATACGCCTCGGCCAATGCACCGTAAAGGTAGGCATCCGGCGATCGGCTCAGGATGTTGTTTGTCTGGTTTGTGGCTGACAGTGCCTCAATCGTGCCAATGTAGACAATCTCGACCGTGTAGGTTGTGTCCGGTATCGGCCGCAGCTTTATCTCGTCGCCGATAATACTGTAGCCAAGCGGCTTGCCCTGACCGCCTGACGAAAACTTGGTGTCGAGAGCCGACGGGCTGTAGTAGGACAGCACGGTCAGCGGCGTGGTGTTTAGCTTCACCTCACGCACCTCTCGTAAGTCAACCGGCAAAGCTAGGTATTCATTACCCCCAACAGTCGACGCGGTGACACGCTTTTCCTGACTGCGCGTCTCAAGCTCGCGGCTCATACGCGCCTCGGCCATTGTGATGAAGTCGGGTATGTTTGCAGTCAGATCATCGCGTGCCAAAAAATTAGCGATCGCTGTTTGCAGGTTGGTGTAAGTGTCGACTGCCATTATACGTTTCCGCCGCCTGTTCTAAAGTCACGGTTCTGGTTGTCGTTTAGCCACGCCTTCCAACCCTTCGGGTTTTCCTGCGGTGTGCCAAGCGTCTCAATCAGGTGATTATACACGACGTTTGGGATTTCCGCTACATGCTGCATGTGGCGCTGCGTGTTGCCGATCATGTTGCCCTTTTGGTAGTCGTTGTTCATATGACGGTTGAGCTTTACCAGACCCTCAAAGCTCTGCTTCTGCTCAATGTAAGATGTGCCGTCGCTGTTCTGGTGCATGTACACTTCTTTTTGTGTGTGCGGGTCTGTGTATAAAACGCGTTTCATATTACCACCTATGAATTAGAAGAGAGGGGGCAGTCGCCCGCCCCCTCAATCGTTTAACAATTACGAACCGTTCAGGTCCATGATCATCGCGTGGGCCTTAGGCGCGGTCGGCTTGAGCGCCCACTCAACCACAAGGTGGCTTGTTTGAGCATCGCCGTCTTTCGCCAAGTCTTCCTCAAGGAAGTTACGGCCGTTCAGTGTGCAGATTGACACAAAGTCTGGGTCAACCAAGAACACCCGGTCGTTACCAAGCAGGCGTGATGGAACCGCCTCAACAGTACCGAAGTCAGTCAGGAACACTGAAGTCGAGCCGACGTAGGTGACTTCCTTAGCGGCAGTCATGTTGACGTCGTTTGACACCAGATTGCCAGACGCTGACAGGTCCGAGAAGTTGGCCCGGTTTGTGGCCGAGGCAACCATCAGGCGAGGATTACCGCCGTCGGTCCACGCATCCTGCATGCCGTCTTCGATAAGGGCCAGTGTTAAGGCCCGGTCGTCTCCTCCGGTGATCGCGTCAGTTCCGTCGCCTGTGGCGAAGGCACCGGCAGTCGCACCGACTGAACCGTTTGTGATCCAGCAAGTCAAAGACGCTGACTTGCGTGGGTCTGAACCAGAGCGGGCAACGTCGGTGTCACCGATTGCCTTTTCGATGTCGCGGCGCAGTTCGAGAGCCTTCAACACCTTCTGGTAGTTGTGTTCACGCTCGCGTCCTGCTGTGTCAACTGCATCCAGAGTGCCAGAAGTCGCGAAGACTTTCTTGGAAATCTGGTGGTAGTTGCCCACGCGTGATGTTGGGGTTGCGGCGGCTGTAGAAGTCGTCGCACCTTCGTTATGGTAGTTGGTCCCAGATGCTGAAGCTAATTCTTGGACCTGCCACTCAGTAAAGATACCATTGCTGGTCTCTTTTTTTACGTTGCTGAAAATCGGTGTTTCAGCAGGGTCGATGCGGTAAATAATATCGGCGAGCTGTTCGCGCTCACCAATAGCCGCTCCTGTTGCAAAAACAGTCATAGTCTTACTCCTCGGGCTATCTGCCCATTAGATAATTAACGGCAGCGTCGACAGTTCCGGCGTTTTCAAAACGCTTTTTTGCCTCACGCTGAGAACGGGTAGCAACTTCTCGCTTGGTCTTCGGGCGTCCTGCCTTAGCCATCTTTGGCGCCTGCCGGGTGCGTTTTTTGGCGGCGGGTTTCTTCGACTGAAGGTTGTCCCACTTCCACGCCTTGTAAAGCAATTCGATAGCCCGCGCGTCAGACGCGTTGGCGATCTCTTCTTCACTAAACCCAATGCGACGCTGTGCATACTTTATGACTTCCTGACGCTCGGTTTCCCGTGTGTCGTCATTCTGCCAGTCGGGTATGCGTTGCATCATATCGGCGCGCTGGTGTTGCAAGTGCTTCTCCAGATTGCGCTGATGATCATGCATCTGTTCCTGAGCGACGCGTTGCCTCTCGGCGTCGACGTTTTTCTGCTGTTCCTTGTACTGATCCCATTCGGTCTTAGCTAGGAACAAGTCACGCTCGCTCATTGTTTCTGACAAGGCTCTCCAATCAGGTTCCTGCTGGACTGTCTGTTGGATTTGGGCGCTCAACTGATCAAGTTGCTGCGCGTAGGCGTCTCGGAGTTGCTTGGTCTCGGCTGCCTCTTGCTCAAAGGCTTTGCGTTGATTAGCAAGTTCCATCGACTTCCTAGTAAATGACTGCTGCCGCTGATAACCGTTTCGTAGTTCGTCTAGGTCTACCTCTACCTCTTCGCCGTCAATTTTGACTTTGTAGGTCTGCTGAGGCTCCTCGACAACTTCGTCGTCGTCATCATCGTAGTAGTCATCCTCGCCGTCACTAGCCTCATCATCGTCGATGTCGTCATCCGGCGCCTCGTCGGCGGTGTCGGTGGCGGCATCGAGTGCCTCGGCTTCGGGCTGTTGAAGCTGCTCTTCGTCAGCTTCAGTCCGCTCTTCTGCCGCAGTATCCGCTGGGGGATTGCTCAGAAGGCTTAATGCGTCATTCATTGAAAGGGTGTCGGTTCCACTCGGATTATCGACCATAATGTCATCACCTTATGTTGTTAATAATATTGCGGCGCTTTAGGTCTTCTATCTGCGCTTCCGCCAACTTACCATCCTCGACCACACTTTGAAAATACCCCCTTACGGCATTAAGTGCTTGGCTCAGGTTATAAATACGCTCGCGTGTCTCGTTGTCGGCAACTTCGCTCGACTTCCACGCCTCGATAAACTGTGTGTCGAGGTAATCAAACGCCTCAACAAAAAGCTCATGCCTTAACAGGCTGGCGGCCTTCTCAGCCCGCGCCTGCTTATCCCTTAGTTTGTGTTTGTCCATTTTTCCCTACGATAAAAGTGTGTAACCCGGATATGGCCGCTGTACACCGCCGCCTTGCCGGAACGCCATATTGGCTGTGTCAAATTCTGACGGCGAGCCGAAGCCTGCGCCGAAGCGTTGCTTGAACATGTCCAAGCCAGTCGGCGCAATGTCTAGCAAGCCCATACGCCCGTACAGGTCGCCGGTGGCAGCGCCTAGCTCACCAAAGCCAGATGCGTCATCACCGCCGGGCAAGCCGACAGACAATCGGCACGCCTGCAAGTCCTCGTCGAACATGTAGCCGTCGGGGCATTGCTGCTCGCCAGTTACAGGGTTTGTCTGCGTTGGCACAATGCCATCGCCGCCGCGATCAACGCCCTGATAGCCGCCCACCAAATTAGCAAACGGACCTTCATAATCTGGGTCAGGCACTCCTGTATAACCGATTGTTCCATAATAGCCTTGGGATACACCCGCTGGCATACCAAAAGCGCCAGTGCCGCCGGTAGGCGCAAACATCATGTTAGATGGATCTAAAAATGTTCCGCTGGTAACATAAGACCCCTTCATATTCATCAGCTTGGTTAAATTGTCATATATTCCGGGGGCTTTGTACCCTAAAATATTTTTAGCGGCTGTTGAAAAAGGGCTAACAGCGCCAAATAAAGTTCTTGCTTGTTCAGCCCTTTTTGCCCTGTTCATTAACTCGGTAAGAACACCGGGCGTAAAGGACGCCTTTGGAGATCCACTATCAACATAATTTTTAAGAGCGGTTTCTTTTAAAATTTTTTGTAAAACATCCGCCGAAAGATTAAGTTCGGGTTTCTGGCGGTCAATGCCTGTCATGCTCTCCGCTTCAGCGGTGTTTATAGCGCCAGCTAGTGCTGCATCACCAAACATAGCTTGGGCTTGAGCGCCAGAAATGCCATCGGCTTTTACACCCTTATCTTTATCTTTATCTCTATCTTTACTAGGGCCACCTTCAAAGCCGCCGCCGGGTTTTTCATTACCTAAACTGTCTTTTTCGTTGGGTGGAAAAGCAGGGATACCCATTGGCCCCGGCTCACCGGAGCCGCCCATAGCCTTTAGGACATCAGCCTCTTCCGGCGTAATATACGCCAGCAGGTGCTTCTGACCTTTGATCGTGGTGCGGCGTGGTGGGTTCTTCATAGCCATCGTCATGCCCTCGGCAGGTTGGTTGATATTTCGGCGTCGGTCACAGCCTTAGCCACGCGCAGTTGCGCCTCGGCCTCTAGCTCTTGGCGCCGTATGTCCATTTCCATAATCATCTTCTCGCGCTCCATCTCAAGCTCGGCCTGCATACGCTCTCGCTTTAACGCAATGTCGGCCTCAGCCTTTTGCTGTGCAAGCTGCATTTCCATCTGCGCTTTTTGCTGTGCCATCATCAACGCCGGGTCTTGCTGCGGCTGCTTCTGTGCGGCCTGCTGCTTCTGCATTTCCAGCGTCTGAGCTACAACCTGCGGCGGGTTGAAGAATTGATCGGCATCCTTAAAGCCGCCAATCTCGGCAATCGAGCGCAGCGTGTTGACGTACTGCGTCGCAGACACCAGCGGGTTGTCGGCGCCGAGCTGCATCAGGATCTGCTCCTGCTTCGCCGCGATCTGCGTCAGGAACGCGATCTTGGTTTCGTCGTCTGTGGTGCCAAGCCCGACCTGCACGATGGTGTCAAACTGCGACTTCCACTCGGCCGGGTTAATCGGCACAAAGCTGTTGTTGAGGCGCAGCATCTTCTCG